TGAAGAATACGGACCTTGGGTAAAGGCTCAAGTGAAATATAATCAACTGACATTCTTTTAGGAGGGAATATGAACAAAGAAGAAATGGAAAGTGCTGTTACAATGATATGCACAGTATTAAAAGGACTATTAGAACAAACTGGATTGTACATAGCTGTTGATAAAAAGACAAAAGAATTTGTTTTTATCGAAAGAGAAAGCTTTGATAGAGGAGATAGCAGAGGAAGAACAGCTAGAGTATCTATGGAACAAATAAATGCAAAGGAATAAGGAGGAAATATATGGCAGAGCAATACAGAAAATTTAGAATAATTCTAAAAAGTGGTAAAGAATTTGAAGTTAAATTGGAAATGGACTTGAAAAAAATGAATAGTGATGAAATGTTAGAACGATTTGCGATTGGACTAGAACAAGGAAATATATTTGTTTTTGATAAAAGTGTTGTAAAAAATTCAGAAATTGCAGCTATAGTTGATATAACAGAAGAACAATTTGACACTGAACAAATAAAAAGACAAGCTGAGAAAGATTTAGAAGAAATAACAGGGAAGAAATTTAATGAATTATTTTAACAGAGGTCATAAAGATGAAATGTAAATACTTTAAAAAAGAAACTGGCGATAAATACTGCAGCAACTATTTAGGACCACAAATAGTAGGAGCATATGGAGAAGGAACGATTATAAAACATAACTGTAAAGATAAATGCAAGTATGTTGATTGTAAGAAACTTGAAGAATTGCAAGGATTAACAAATAAATAAAATATTAGTTCTAGGAGGGCAATCAAACCTTCCTAGAATTTTATATGCTGTAGTAAAATATATAATATGACGAAACAGAACGAAATACAAAGAAAGGAGCAAAAAACAGTGCTATTAAGTCGAGTAAATGAGATAGTAAAAATAGCAAGAGAATATATGGCTAAATACAATCTAAATGAAAGAGAAGCTATAGAATGTGCGATAGAAGATATAGAGAAAGAACTAAAAGAAATGGGTGATAAATAATTGAGTAGGAGAGTGTGGACAGTAGAAGAAGTTGAATATTTAAAAGATAGATGGGGATTATCTCCTTTGCCAAATATAGCAAAGAAGTTAGGTAGAACAGAAAATGCAGTTGCAAGAAAATTGTGGGAAAAAGGAATTAAAGCAAGACCAATTCAAACAGGTAATAATAAAGAATGGTCAAAGCAGCAAATAGACAAGTTAAAAGAATTAATTCTAGATAACTATGATTATGAACATATAACAGAGCAACTTAAACCAAAAACATTAAGAGCGATAAAGTCTAAAACATCAAGGCTATACGGGACACAAAACTTAGACTGTATTAGAAAACGATTTAAGGAGGGCAAATAATGTTTACATTAAATGATTTTAAAGTTGAATTACAAAATCCAGAAGAAGTAAAAGAGTTTGTTAAAAAGCATGGCCTTATGGCTATAGTATGTTATAACACTGATCCAAAATATGCAGAGAAAGTTGGAGAAAGTTGTTTACAAAGTGGGCATCTAAGTGGAAGTAGACATTTATATATGGTGTTTGAATTAAAGAATGTACCACGTTCAGCAGTAGATCAGATAGTAAGAACAACACAAGGATTTGTAACTAATGTGCAATCATTGAGATATTGCAATAAAGATGGAAAGGTCAGTATATATATAGCTCCAGAGTTATTAGATAGTCCATATATGGTTAAGACAATAAAAGACCAAGAAGATATAGTTAATGCCCAATATAACTATATACAAACTTTCTTAGAAGATGGTGGCATAACAGGAGAAAAAGCTAATGAGATAGCTAGAACAATATTACCTATTGGAGTAGCTACAGAATGTAATATAGCAGTTAATTTAGAATGTTTAATGCATCTAGCAAATGTAAGATTATGTACTAGAGCAGAATTACCTATTAGAACAATAGTAAAAGAAATGGTTAAACAAGTAACAGAAGTTGAGCCTAGATATAAACCATATTTAGTTCCTAACTGTGTAAAAAACAGAAGATGCCCAGAAGGTAAACATAGTTGTGGAAAATATAATATATTTACAAATACAGTGAACGAATAATACACATATGGAAATAGAACAGGGCGGAAGATTATGAGAGAAATTAAATTCAGAGGATATGACAAATTCGATAAAAGATGGGTTTATGGTTATGGATTACATCAATCAATTTTTATAGATGGTTCATCTAATGCATACGTAACAGCTGGTATTAGAGAAGTATTTATTGTAGATAAGGAAAGTGCTGGACAATATACAGGTTATAAAGATGCTAACGGCAAAGAAATATATGAGGGAGATATAATAAGATTAGAAGGAGTAGACGATAGAGAAATAGGTTCAACGTGGGAACATATAGGAAAAATAGTATATAAACGAGGAGCATTCTTTGTTTGCTATTTTGATTATTATGCAGATGGAGATGAAGAATTGATATGTGATGCCCAAGTTGAATTTGGTACAGTTATAGGAAATATATACGAGAATAAAAACTTATTGGAGGAAGATTAAATGGAAGAAGTAAAGCAAGCATTACTAACAATAAAAAAAGAATGCAGTAGCAATGAAGATTGCAACAAATGTCAAGTAAAAAAAATATTAGGTGACTGTGTACAAAGTTTTTACGTTCCAACACCAGAAAATTGGATACCAGAAAATTGGACTACACAAAGAAGATAAATATAAATAATTGACATAAAAAAAGGAATGCTTTCACATTCCCACAAATATTGACAATATTATTATAACAGGAGTGTGGGAGCATGGCTAGTAAAACAATAGAAAAAGATAAAACATTTTCAGATGCAGAAGGTAAGTTATACAATTATAATTCTATGAAAATAGAGCTAAACAGCTTAAAAATAGATTTAGAGTACCTAGAGGTGGAGTACAAGGGATGCAAAGCTATTAGCTATGCTGATGAAAGAACATCACAAACAAATAACATAAGCAATACAGTCGAAAATGAAGTACTTGCAAAAGAGAGACAGATAATAGAAATAGAAAAAGCGATAAATAAAAAAGAGAGACAAATTAGAAAAATAGAAAATGCATTAGAATTGTTAAAAGAAGAAGAGAAAAGACTTGTTAGCTTTAGATATTTCTCTAATAGAAAAAAAGCACCAAGCTGGTTAGATGTAGGGGAGGAAATAGGATATAGTGATAAAAAATGTAGAATTATGAGAAACGATATAATAAACAAAATAAAATCACTTATATGATTTCCGTAAAAGTTCCGTAAAGTTACCTCATAATTTCCGTAAAAGTTCCTTTTTTAGACAGAAAACTATAGTATATTTGTATTATAGGAAAATATAAAGGTTGTTTTCTTTACAAACTCTTATTGAATGTCAGATAGCCTGGTAACCTATTTGACTAGTATAATTGCTACAGTTTTTTTAAAACATTGGTTTTTTCTTGGCACAGACTTGTGTCCTCCCTAAGTATTAAGTATATAATTAACAACTTAGTTATGACAGGAAATGGCTGGGGGTAAAACCTCAGCAACGTGCAAGTAATGGAAATCACGCCCCCATGTGATACAGGTTCGAATCCTGTAGCTTGCTAATCGTTAAATGTAATTACTATCATACAACAACAGAAACAGATTTTAATCTCATACTCAATTTGAAAAAGAGCCCTTCATGGGCTCCTTTTGTTGTGCAAAGAAAGAGTTGATCTAAATGAGTAGAAAAATATTTCAAAGAAAAGAGTATTCGATTTATAGATGTAGTGACGGATTTGTTGTACATAATACAAACAAGAAATTTGAAAACGGACATACACATGTAAATAATTTTTATAAAGCTAAGATATTAGTTATTATGGCTATAAAAAGAGAGATAGACGATAAGCTAAGTAAAAGAGATATAGAAAGTCTTATTAGATTAACGAATGATAATAGATATAGAAATAAATTATTAGAATTAGAAAGGAGTGGTATTAAGTGAATAAAGTAGATTTTTATGATTCTAGGGTATTTAAAGTATGGAATTATAAATATTTAAATGAAAATCCAAAGGATATTATTATAGATGCATTAGCAGTTCTGAATGGAGATTATAATAGTGATAGGAAACAAGCAGCTATTTTATTACTTAAAGCACTTCTTAGGAAAGATTTTTATAAGTTTTTAATGCAAGATAATAATTTTTATCCAATAGACAGAAATGATTCTAGAGTTACTAAATGGAGGAATTTAGTATTTGAAAGAGATTCTTATAAATGCGTTAATTGCGGAAAAGAAGAAAATTTACAAGCTCATCATATTTTAAAATGGTCAGATTATTACAAAGGAAGAATTGATGTTGACAATGGAATAACATTATGTGCTGAATGCCATTCAAAGGAACATAGTGGAGAAAAAGTAGAGAATTTAATTAAATCTAAGGTAAAAAAATAGCTTAATTTATTTTAATTTTAAGGAGGTGATAATATGTTAAAGGCAAAACAGCGAAAGTGCTTAGAATTAATGATTATAACGGATATGACACAAAAAGAAATTGCAAATGAATTAAAAATTTCAGAACAAACAATTTGTAACTGGAAAAAGGACAAAGAATTTAAATATGAATTCAATGAAGCTATGAAAGAAGCTATAAATTATAGTGCTAAAAATGCTTACAATGAGATGTTAAACCTCCTTAAAGCAAAGAGTGAATTAGTACGATTCCAAGCTGCTAAGGATTTATTGGATAGATCAGGTTATAACCCAACTGAAAAACTAGAAGTAAATGGAGATATGGGAGTTAAAATAGTTGATGATATCCCTGATGAAGAATGAAACTGACAGAATTAATCGCTCCAAGCTTCTATAAAGTACATCACGATATAAAACAAGGTAAACATACTCATTACTGGTTTAAAGGTGGCCGTGGTAGTACTAAGTCATCATTTATAGGTACGGAAATACCTCTTAATATGATGAAAGATGCTGAAAAAGGAATATATTCAAATGCTGTTATTTTTAGGCGAGTAAAAGATGTTCTAAGAAGCTCAGTATTTGAGCAAATATTATGGTCCATAGAAAAACTAGGTGTTACAAGCAAGTGGAAAATAAGTTACTCTCCGTTAAAGCTTACTTATATACCTACAGGCCAAGAAATACTTTTTAGAGGCGCTGACAATCCTAAAAAAGTTAAATCTATAAAGGTATCAAAAGGATATATAAAATATATATGGTTTGAAGAAGTAGACGAATTTGAGAACTACGATAAGATAAGAAATATAAATCAATCTCTTATGCGTGGTGGACCTAAATTCTTTGTATTTTATTCTTTTAACCCTCCAGAATCTCAAAGAAACTGGGCGAACATGGAAGTATTAGACCAAAGAACAGATAAATATGTACATCATAGCGATTACAGGAGTGTTCCAAAAGATTGGTTAGGAGAACAATTCATAATAGAAGCTGAACACCTTAAAAAAGTAAATATAACTAAATATGAACATGATTATTTAGGTGCTGTTACTGGTACAGGTGGAGAAGTATTCTTAAACGTAACAATAAGAAAAATAACAGATGAAGAAATAAGCAACTTTGACAGAATAAAAAGAGGACTTGACTGGGGTTACGCTCAAGACCCATTTGCTTATATTGTTATGCATTATGATAAAACAAGAAAAAGATTATATATATTTAAAGAAATATATCAAACTAGATTATCTAACTCAAAAGCAGCTGAAAAAATAAAACAACTAGATCCAAACTCTAAAACTATTATTGCAGACTCAGCTGAACCTAAATCTATAAAAGATTTAAAAGACTTAGGACTAAAAGCAAGAGGTGCTAAAAAAGGACCAGATAGTGTGGATTATGGGATTAAGTTTTTATCAGAAGAAATAGAAGAAATAATAATAGATAGTGATAGATGCCCTAACGCAGCTAGGGAATTTCTAGGATATGAAACTGAAAAAGATAAAGATGGAAACTTTAAAGGTGAGTATCCAGATAAAAACAATCATACGATAGATGCAGCAAGATATGCTATGGAAGATGAAATTAGACAAAATAGAATTAAGTCTAAGAAACTTGATTTAGGAATATAGGAGGTGAGAAATTGATATTAATACCAGGATTTGAAGAAGTAAAAAGACCTATATTTATTACAGATAAAGAAAGACTGGAGCTTGATAATGTGCAAAATATATTAGATGAGCACCAGTGGTTTAAAACTGAAAAATATTATAGAAACTTGAAATATTATGAAGGTTATCACGAAATTTTAAATAGGACAATGGAAGATCCTAAAAAACCTAATAATAAAATAGTTGTAAACCTTCCTAGCTTCACAACAGATATAAGAACTGGTTATTTTAGTGGAGAGCCTCTTACTTTTTCTAGTGAAGATGATAATGTAACAGAAACAATAAATAATATCCTTGATTACAATGATTTTCAAGATGTAAACACAGAGCTTGACCGATTAACTAGTATATACGGCCATGCTTTTTTAATTTTATACATGGATAAAGATGCAAATATAAGATTTGCTACAGAAACTCCTGATAATATGATTATTGTTTATGACAATAGTTTAGAAAAGAATATTGTAGGAGCTGTAAGATATTATTACTATACTGATGTATCTGATAATGAGCAAAAGGTTTATATGACAGTCTACAACAAAGATATGATTGAATACTATAACGGCAAAGTAGGAGCACCAGAGTTAGTAGATATAGAAGAAAACTACTTTGATGGCATTCCTGTTATTGAATTTGTAGAAAATGAAAACCGAAAAGGCTGTTATGAGGATGCAATAAGCTTAGTAGATGCAATAGAATCTGTTATTAGTAGTTCAGTTAATGAGATAGAGTACTTTGATAATGCTTACTTACTGTTAAAAAATTTAGCTGGGACAGAAAAAGAAGATATCGACAAGATGAAAGAAAATCGAGTTATGTTAGTTGAAGATGATGGCGATGCTGAGTTTATTACAAAAACAGTAGATGATGATTATACTCAAAACTTGCTTAATAGATTAGTTAATGACTATCACAAAGTCACAAAAACACCTAACTTAACAGATGAAAAGTTTGCTGGCAATGTTAGTGGAGTATCGCTTAAATTTAAGTTATTCGCACTTGAAAAAGATATGGCCAAGAAAGAGAGTAAATGGAAAAAGTCAATCCAAAGAATGCTAGAACTTATATGCACTGTTTTAAACATAAAAGGAACAAGCATTGATTACAGAACTATCAAGATAACATTTACTAGAGCATTACCAACTAATACATTAGAACAGGCTCAAATGGTTTCTCAGTTATCTGGAATAGTTTCAAGAGAAACATTATTAGCTCAGTTAGATTTTATCGAAAATCCTAAGCAAGAAATAGAATTGATAGATAAAGAGCAAGAGGAACAAATGAAGAAGTTTGATATGTATGCTGATAGTGATGTGGTTAGTGATCCAAAGGAGGATGATAAAAATGCTAATAACGATAATGGCATGGATAATGCTAGTGTGTAGTTTGATAGGATTATTAGTACAATTCTTTTTTATATTTATTGGTGATACAACTGAAGATAGAGTTAAAGGTTTTGTAGATGTTGTTTATTATGCCTTTACTATATACTTCATTTTGAGGTTTATATATGGGTAGAAGAGCAAAGTATTACTTAGGAATGAAAAATCGTGATTACTGGCATCAAAGAATGTTAGATAGAGACAAGAAAAGTAAGTTATCTGAGGACAAGGCAGTAAAGAAATTAGCTGATGCTTATCACGATTCTTATATGCAAATATCAAAGGAGTTAGATAGCTTCTATAATAAATATGCAATAGAAAACAATTTAACTTATGCAGAAGCAACTAAACTATTAACTCCAGTAGAAATGCGAGAGTATGGTCGTAAAGTCCAAGAATTAAAACAGTTATATCAAGCTACTAAAAGTGAAGAAGTGTTAGCACAATGGGAAATAATGAGTGCTAGAGGCAAAGTGACAAGGCTACAAAGTTTACTTGATGGAATAGATATAGAACTTATAAAAAATAGTCATAATGTACAAATGACGATGACAGAGCATCTAACAGGAATGTATAAAAGGTCATACAAAGAAGCTTTAGCTGATGCTGGGGTAACAAACAAAGTATTACCTAAAAGAGCTATCAAAGATGCAATGAGTTATCCTTGGAGTGGTAGACAGTTTAGTAGCCGTATATGGAGCAATAAGACAGCTACAATGAATAACATAAAGGAAACACTAACAAAAGGATTAATACAAGGAAAATCAGTACAGAAAATGGGACAGGAGCTAAGGAAATTAGAAGGCGTTAGTAAGTATCAAGCTGAAAGGCTTATACGAACTGAGACCAATTTTTTTATGACCAAAGGCCATGTTGATGGATATAAAGACAATGGAGTAAAGGCCTTAGAGATATGCGTTGCTTTCGATGAACGTACTTGCGCTGACTGTGAAAGCATGGACAGGGAGGTGGTTAAAATCGAAGAAATAAGTTATGGTAGTAATGTTCCACCATTTCATTGTTTCTGTCGAACCTCGTTGTACGGTAGTTCCTGTAACTGATTATAAGGAAGGTGACTATTAATGAATTTACCTAATGGATATCATACTGAAAATAAAGGATTAAAAGTTACTGTAAAACTTACTGAAATAGATATAGTTAAAAGTATTATACGAATGTTGAAACAAGTTGCTCTAGATGAAAGAATAGATAAAAACATAAGAGATGAATATCTATCTGATTTATCCGAACAAATAGGTTTTGATATTGTTATTAATGAGAATAAACAATCGAATTTCAAACTAGATAAAAATACTCATGATAATATAATGCAAAAGTTTACCAAAGTTGAATAGGAGGAACAAAATGAGAAAATTAAGTACTATCCAAAAAAGAGAAAAGTTAAACGATGTTTATGCAGCAGATGAAATAGGTCCAGGAGGGGCAAATCATAGATATATAATTTGCAAAGAAGGTGAAACTTGTTGGTGTGATGGAAGTAATTTTATAGGTGTTGTAGCTGAGATACTTTTACAACGTGGACCAAGAAAAGATAAGAACTCACAACATGGAGTAATAGATACAGATTTACTAGAAATAGTGAGAGATAGAATGAAAGCTTTTCAAGCTGGACCATTCGCCAGTGAATACAATGAAAAAGCTTTAGAACATATAGAATTAGCTTTAATGTATCTTAATCGTAGAGTTGAAGATAGAATCGAACGTAATGTTTTAGGTACATATAATAAATAGGAGGTAGCTATGTTTAAAGGTTTAAAAATGAATTTACAGTTAATGGCTGATGCTGGAGCTGGTGGAGGAACACCAAGTCAAACAGACGGTGGAACAAATAACACCGATGTTGGAGTTGGTGAAGGCTCTAATACAGGAGCAACAGAAAATAATACACCTTCATTTGACGATGTATTAGGCCAAAATAAAGACTATCAAGCTGAGTTTGATAAAAGATTAAAACAAGCTTTACAAACTGCTCAAACTGAGTGGGAAACACAACAACAAGAAAAAATAACAGAAGCTGAAAAGCTTAAAAAAATGAATGCTGATGAAAAAGCTAAATACGAGCAAGATAAAAGGTCAAAAGAGCTAGACAAAAGGGAAAAAGACATAACTACTAGAGAGTTAAAAGCTCAAGCTTATGAAACATTAGCAGAAAAGAATTTACCGAAAGAGTTAATTGATGCTCTTAACTTTTCAGATGCAGAAACTTGCAATGCTTCTATTGAAGCAGTTGAAAAAGCCTTCCAAAATGCCGTTAAAAAGGCAGTTGATGATAGATTAAGAAGTAAACCACCAGTAAAACCAGCTGAACAAACTAATGGAGATGTATTTGGGTTTAACTTCACAGGTGTAAGACCTAGAAAATAATAGAAAGGATGATGTAAATGACAGTAAATTATGCAGAAGCTTATAGCAGAGAGCTTGCAAATGCTTATCCATATGTCTTATACTCAGGAGCATTATGGAGCAACGAAAATACAAGAAAATACAAAATAGTAGATGCAAAGACTATAAAAATACCACTTTTATCTACTGGAGGTAGAGTTGACGGAGATAGAACTAAAATAGGTGATTTTTCTCAAAACTTCTCAAATGACTGGGAGACTAAAACACTTACTAACCATAGAATTTGGCAAACACTAGTGCATCCACAAGATGTAAATCAAACTAATATGGTAGCATCTATAAGCAATATTACAAAAGTAATGAATGAAACTCAAAAATTTCCTGAGCTAGATGCAATGATGTTCTCTACTATATATAGTTTAAGAAATGCACAAAAAGCAATAACTGCTGAAACTGCTGATTTAACAGCAAATACAGTATTGACTAAATTTGATGCTATGATGGATGCTATGGATGAAGCATTAGTACCAGTAAGTGGAAGGGTTTTATATTGCGATACATATACAAAAACTTTAATCGACAATGCTATAACTATAGTTAGAAATAACGGAGATAAAAAATTAGCTAGAAATGTATCAAGAATAGAAGAAGTTGATATAGTTTCTGTACCAACAGCTCTTTTTAAAACAGAATATACATTTAATGATGGTAAAACATCTGGACAAACTGATGGAGGATTTGTAGCTAAATCAACTGCTAAAGATATAGCAATGATATTATTGCATCCAAGTGCTATATTACCTATAGTTTCTTATTCATTCGCACAACTTCAACCACCAAGTGCATTATCACAAGGCAAATATGTATACTTTGAAGAATCATTCGAAGATGTATTTATCTTAAATAAAAGAGTTGATGCGATACAAATATGTGTTAAAAAATCAGATGCTTAATAGGTAATTTAAATGGATATTTCTAAGATAAAAATAAAATTAGGTTTGCAAGCCGATGATTCACAAGATGAATTGTTGGCTATTTTGTTATCAGACGCTATAAATTACATGAGTGTGTATATAGAAAGTTCTACAATCCCCACTGAGCTTGAATTTATAGCTGAGGAAGTAGCCATAAAAAGATACAGAAGATTAGGGAGTGAAGGGATATCTACAGAAAAAATAGATGTCCTTTCGACTTCTTACAAGTCTGATGATTTTTATGAGTATAAACCACTGCTAAAACAATATAAGGCAAACAATACAAGAATAAAGAAGCTAAGGATGTTATAAATGGATTATAGAGATAGTGCAGTTATATATAAAAAAGAATTAATTGAAGATGGTTTAGGTGGCTATACTACAAAAGATGTAGGAATTAAAGAAATTAAATGCAAAGTAGCACCTTTTACTATTAGTGAAATTGATTCGGCTGGAAGGTTAGCGACTTATTCTAAAAATAAATTGTTTACACAAGAAAAGCTGGATAAATTACTGGATCTTGATGAAGATTTTTATATTTTATATGGAAATAAACATTATAAAAAAGAATCAGTTGCTGACTACAATAAATGCTACATGATTGTTATGGAGCGTGATGAAATTGGAAATTAAAATAACCTCAGATGCTGAAAAAATACTAAAAAAATTCAATAACACTGCTACAGTTGAAAAAGATGTAAGCAAATTAGTAAAAGATACCTTGTATAATATCGAAAGAGATGCTAAAAAGAAATGCCCTGTTGATACTGGAAGGCTTAGAGGTTCTATAACTACTAATATAATTTCTACTTATAGTGGTGAAGTAGGAACTAACGTTGAGTTGAAGGCAGCTCCTTTATATAGAAATATATATCGAAAATCGAGCAAAATCGGTAAAAAACTTATTTAATACGGTACTAAAGTTGATTAAGGTGTTCGAATATGGTATAATATTATTGAGGTGATATTATGGAAGTATTCGGAAAATTAACTGTTATTAATAAATTTAAAAAAGGTAGAAGAAGTTATGCAGAATGTTTGTGTAGTTGTGGAAATAAAACAATTGTAAGATATGATTGCTTAAAAGATGGTAATACAAAATCTTGTGGTTGCTTAAAAAAAGAACAAGATAAAATTAATTTAATTCCTAATCGAATCGACGGAAGAAGTAAAACTAGATTGTATAAAGAATGGGAAGGAATTAAAAAAAGATGTTATCTTCAAAACGAAAAATGTTATCCTCGTTATGGAGGAAGAGGAATAAAAATGTGTGAAGAATGGTTAAATAATTTTGAAATTTTTAGAGAATGGGCTTTAGACAATGGTTATAAAGAAGATTTAAGTATAGATAGAATAAATACTAATGGCGATTATGAACCATCTAATTGCAGATGGGTAGATAACAAAACTCAATGTAATAATAGAAGAACAAATATAAAGATAACTTATAATAATAAAACTCAAACTCTTATGCAATGGTGTGAGGAATTAAACTTTCCATACAAATTAGCTCATTCTAGATATCGAAGAGAAAAAAATATAAGTTTTGAAAGATTATTTAGACCAGTTGGAACAGATAGAGATAACAAAGGAAGTAGAAACCATAATTCTAAGATAAATGAAGAAATAGCTAAACAAATTAAAATAAGATTAAAAAATAAAGAAATGATTAAAAATATAGCTGAAGACCTTAATGTATCTAAATCAATTGTATCAGATATAAAAAGAGAGAAAACTTGGAAAAATGTACAAATTTAATATAAGTTAATACCGAGGTAAACTAAGAAATTAAAAAGTCTTAGTCACCGTAGAGCATAGGGATTGAACCTATGCTTTTCTTTTGGAAAAGTGTAGAATATAATATTCCCACGAGTGTTCGATACCTAAACGTAAAGACGTAGGTAAAAATATATGCCGAACTATATGGTGACATATAGAAGTAGAGGATAAAAAGCCTTTACGATAACAAAATTGATGCTGAGTATGTCGAATATGGAACTAGATACCAATCGGCACAACCTTATTTTGAGCCAGCAGTTGATGAAAATGAGGAAAAATTTAATGATGCGCTTGATGAAATCATAGAAAGGTTATTAGAATAATGATTTCTATAGAATTACAAGAAAAGTTATATGCATTATTAAGTACATTGTCTTATCCTGTGTACGATGATGTACCTAAGAATGCTAAATGCCCTTATATTAAGCTTGGTACAAATAGAGGTAATGATAATTCTAACAAGACTAATCGAGCTTACAAGGATTATCAATACATAGATGTTTTTTCAGAATACAGAGGCAAAAAAGAAGTAATGCAAATTATGAAACAAGTTAATGACTTGCTTCAAAACAAAACAATTACACTTGAAAATGAGCAAGCTTTCTTGTATTTAAGTTCAAGTGAAATATTAGAGCAAAAAGATGCCGAGGGTAAATATTACCACGGCATTTTGATTTATAGAATAGAAACTCAAATGAAAGGAGTGATAGTATGAAACTAGACGACTTACAATTATTAGTTGGAGATGGCGATACTGGAGAAGTTATAAGAGGTTTAGATATAATTGTATCTGCTGGTGGTAAGGCTATAGGTGGCCAAAAGAACTGCAAATTATCTATCAAAGCTGATTCCATAGATACATCTACAAAAACATCAGGAGATTGGAAAAGAAAAATATCTGGAGCTAAAGAATGGTCAGCTACTTGCGATGGATTTTATTATACTGGAGATGAAGGCTACGATGCTGCAGTTGATGCGGTATTAAGTTCTACTGCAGTTGATGTAGTGCTAGCTAATAAAACAAATACAGTAGGATTTAAGGGTAAAGCTTATATAGTAGGCTTGGATTTAGATGCACCTTATGATGATGCCCTTACATATGATTTAAGTTTCGATGGAAATGGCAAATTAGAAAAAGCTAGTGCTGTTTAGGAGGAATACATGGTACTAAATATAAACGATAAAGATTATGAATTAAAATATACAATAAATATACTTAGTAAAATGTCTGCTAATGGTTTAGATCCAATAAGAAATGCTGAGAATGTTACAGGAACTATAGCTAATACAAGAAAAGCATTTTACTATGGATTAGTAGAAGAAAATAGCAAAATAACAGAGGTAACAGCTGGTAAATTAATGGATGCTTATATAGCAGAAGGAAATGCAATATCAGATGTAATGAATATAATACAAGATGCTATATTTGAGTCACTGGGAATAGACACAAATGCTGAAACTGAAAATAATACAGAAGAAAGTGAAGAGGGAAAGTAGAACTCAAAGAGCTAATTGAGAATCTATATAAAAAGTTAGTAGGTGGTATGAAAATGCCACCTTCTTCTTTTTGGCATCTAACTATACATGAAGCTAATTTAGCACTAGAAGGCTATAAAAAAGAACAGCAAGAGCAATATAACTTAAGTCTATGTTGCTTACAAAATGCTTTAGGAATGGCATTTGGAGGGGATAAATTCAAGCCTATCAATCCTTTTGAGAGTGCTAAGAGTAAAAAAGAAGCTCATAAAGTAAGCAAGAAACAAAGAGAAGAAAACTTGGCATATATAAATAATTTATTTGAAAAATTTGGAGGTGGTGAAAATAGCAACTAAAGTTTTAAATGTAAAGATCAATGCTGATATAGCTTCCTTCAAAACAAAAATGCAAGATGCTAGAAAATCAATCCAGGATATGTCAGAAAGCATTAAAAAGGCGACTGGCAATAGTAAATTAAGTGATGCATTAGGAGCTTCTGACTTTGGCAAAAAGCTAGAAGAAGTTAAAACTAAAGCATCTAATTTAGGACAAGTATTTAAAGCATTACCTGGACCAGCAAAAGCACTTGTTGTTGTAACTGCAGTATTAACAGTTACTAAAAAGTTATATGATGCTGGAAAACAGAGGTTTTTTGATGGACTGAATAACATAAAAGATACAGTCTCCCCTGTGTTTCAAGGTATACTCACCTCGATAAATGCAGTTAAAGATGCTTTTAGTGAGTTAACAGGATTTGATTTTAATCTTTCAAGTCTTATAACAACTGGAGCAAACTTTGAATCACAAATGAAAACAGTTGCTACAATAGCTGGAAGTGTAGGAACTGAATTTGACCAGTTAGTTGCAAAAGCTAGAGAATTAGGAGCTGCAACTACATTTAGCGCTAGTCAAGTGGGCCAAGCAATGCAATTTATGGCTAAACATACATGGTCGGCTATAAAGAAATTTATAGTAAAAAATAGTGGGTTAAAATTGGAAAGCTAAGTTTACAAAATGATAAGTATGTGCTACTATGTTTATATACAATATATGGCGGGGTGGTACATAATGAAAATATGTTCAAAATGTAAAAAGTTAAAAGACGAAAGTGAATTTCATAAACATTCTAGAAATAAAGATGGATTAAGAAATGTATGTAAAGAATGTCGAAAAATAGAAACTAAAGAGTATAGAGCTAAAAATAGAGAAGAAATATTAAGAAAGAAAAAAGAATGGTATAACGATACTAAAAAAAGAAAAGAAGAAAGAGACAATAATGCTCCTAAAAGAAAAATTTGCTCTGAATGTGGAAAAGAAAAAGACATTTCTGAATTTAGAAAAAGAGCTAATGGCGGTTATTATGGAAAATGCAGAAAATGTGAAAACGAAAAAAATCGCCAATATGCTAAAAATAATCCTGATATAATTAGACAAAATAAAGTGATAACAGAACAAAGAAGAAGAATACAAGCTAAAGAAGTAAAAAGTGATTTTACTAGAAAAGAGTGGAAAGCTTGCAAAGAATATTTTAATAATTCATGTGCATATTGTGGTAAAAAACTATCAAGTTTAACTCAAGACCACTTTATACCACTTTCTAAAGGTGGAGCATATACAAAAGAAAATATACTACCTGTATGTAGAACTTGTAATTCTTCAAAACATAATACTGATTTTTATGAATGGTATCTAAAAAGCGAACAGTTTTCAAAAGAAAGATTAGAGAAAATAGAAAGTTATTTTAAAAGCCTAAAAGAATAGGCTTTTTTATTTTGTAAATATGCTAATCAATTACCAATCTATATAGGGATATATAGAAGGTTTAGAGACTAGATAAAGTAAACTAGAACAGTTGAAATATCCACGAAATCCACTACCTTAACAAGTAAAGTTGAAGGTAAAGAGATAGTCCAACTCTTAGGGAAACCTAAGTTCTAGGATAAAGAGCCTAGACAATGAAGTTTAGATGGCTGGTTGGTCAACTCAAGAAATGCTTGACGGAGTACAGTCAACATTAAATTTAGCAAAAATAGGGGCTACAGATTTAGGAACAGCCTCAGATATTTTGACGGATGATTTAACTGCTCTAGGCATGCAAGCAAATCAAGCTGGCGACTTTGCAGATAAATTAGCTGCAACTATTACTAGAAGTAATACCGATGTTGTTTTATTCGGTGAATCTATGAAACAAACAGGTGCTATCGCTGGAGCATTAGGTGCTTCTATGACAGATTTATCAACTAGCATCGGCCTAATGGCAAATGCTGGTATTAAGGGTAGTAAAGCGGGGATGTCACTTAAAAATATGTTGTCAAATATGGCAAATCCAACAGACCAACAAGACCGTGCTTTACAAGAATTAGGATTAACAGCAGACAAAACAGGAAGTTATCTAAAAACAACAGCTGACGGATGTACAGATTTAGAAGCTACAGTAAAAGCATTAAGAGAAGGCACAGAAAATATGACAAGAAGTCAAAAAGCAGCTTTGATAGCTACTGTTGCTGGTAAAAATGCTTTACCAGGAGTTATGTCACTTGTTAATGCATCAGCAGAAGAATACAACAAGCTATCAGAAGCGATAGACAATTCAACTTCTACAGTATCAATGTTTAATGAAAATATGAACATCTTAGGTTTAAAAGGTGAAGATGCTACAAAGAGAATAGAAGTCATGAAAGATGTATTTTCTAATACTGAAACATCAGCAACAGCATTAGGATTGTCTAGTAAAGACTTAGGATATGCAATATCTTTACTTGGTGATGATTGTAAAGTTAGTTCTCAATCTGTAGAAGATTTACTCGATGTAGTAGAATCTATGGATAATGCTAGTGGTAAAGTTGATAAATTCTGGAGAAGTGTAGGAAATGCTAAAAACATAGAAATAGACGGAAAAGCAATAAATCAACTTATAGATTATAACGGAACTTTAAGTGCTGTAGATAATTCTATAGTTGGACTTAGTGATCATACAGTAGAATATGCTAAAGCTCATAATGAAAACTATAAAAACACAAAAGAATATGTAAAATCACTTGTAAAAGAAGGAATGACAATAGACGATGCTAACAGTAAGCTTTCTAAATATGGAATAGAAGCTGAAAAAATATCATTATCTACATTGTCAATGTCTCAAAAGACAGATTACCTAAGACAAGCCTTTAAAGGTATGTCAGACGAACAAATAAAAGCTAAATTACAAACTATAGGACTTGGAGATAGCTTTGACGAAGTTAATGAAATAGTTGATATGTCAGATGAAAAATATGCAACTTACAAGAAGAATCTTAAAGAAATTGAGGGATTATCAACTAGATTAGCTGAAAGCATGGATAAAACAACTAAATCAACATTCCAAGCATTATCGAGTGCGATAGAAGATAGTTTAATAGGTGCATTTGAAAAAATGAAACCAGCGCTTATAAACGGCTCTCAAGCACTTACAGACTTTTTCTCAACTTGGAGAAACGGAGATAAAAACACTTATACTTTTGATGGATTTGAAAAGGGATTAGCTAACTTAGAAACAAAAGTATCTAATGCAGCTAAAAATATACCTAATTTAATATCAAATGCAATAAGTGGTGCTAATAGATTTATAAGTGGTGGCTCTTTAGATAGTTTATTAAGTATGGGTAGTAGTATAGTACAAAATATATGTAATGGTATAAGAAACAACAGGGAAGGCATAACAACAGCTATATCAGACTTAATTAGCAAATTCTGCGGTTGGATAGAAACAAACGGAGCTACTATAAACGAAGCTGGAAAAGTAATTCTTACAGCCATAGGAGACGGAATAAGAAACAACAGGGAACAAATTAATACAGCCTGTGGTGTTATCTATGATGCTATTAATGATTGGGCAGAAATAAATGCCGAAAACGTAGGTACACTTGGCGGAACAGTAGCAGATAAATTTATAACTGGATTTATAAAAGGATTTGTAACAGAAAAATTTGCTGGTATAACTGGATTTTTAAATACTATATTTAATAACAATGGTACTAATGCATATGAACAATGGGGTATATCTAGTGGAGAAGATTATACTACTGGAGTTAACTCAGGACTTGAACAAAGTAAAGGCAAAACGAATACTGCTGCAACAGAAATAGGAGATGGCATCTCCAAGGGAATAATGGCCAAGCTAGAAACTATGAATACTAGCCAACTAAAAGAGTTAGAAAAAGAATTAAAATCCTTACAAACAACAACTCAAAATGTAGCTAATGGTATAGGTTCAAGCTTTGGAAAAATTAGAAATACAGTTAGAGAAAATTTAGTGGGTAGTGTTAACATAGGTAGAAATCAATTTGTCAACCTAGCTAATATTATAAAAAATCAATCTCAAAATGCTAGAAATAGCGCAACAAAGAGCTTTATATCACTCAGAAAAGTTATAAATACACAAATAACACAAGCTAGAACTGCTATAACAAGTAAGATGATATCTATTGCTAATGTTGTAAGAACACAGTCACAAAATGCACGTAACAATGCTACAAGAAGCTTTATATCACTTAGAAAAGTTATACAAACTCAAATGTCACAAGCTTATAGTTCTGTAAATAGTTATATGTCTAAAATAGCATCTGCTACAAATAGAACACTTAACACTAAAGTTAATGTTACTAGAACTGTTAATACTGTAAATCAGAGTGCTAGAACAGCTAATTTAAAAGCTGTAAACACAATGGCATATTCAAACTTAGCATATAGTGCTATAAGAGCTACAAATAATGCTGCAACTGCTAGTTTAGCTAGTACATCAACTTCAAGCTTTTCTAGTTCAAGTGGTGTATCTAGTTCTTCTAATAGCACAGCAAAAGCTACTACAAGAGATATGAGGATAGTAATGCCAGTATATCTTGATAGCAAGGTCATAGGTGAATCTACTGCAGATATAGTAGATGATAAAATAAAAGTAAAAGCAAGAAGAGAAAACAGGAAGAGAGGTAGATAAATGTATAAATTCGGTGACATAGTATTAGACGATTTAGAAGGCTTTGGCATAAAAGAAATAGACATACCTTTACTACCTCCTTCTGAATCTGATTCTATTGAAACATGGAGCAATAATGGAGATATATTTAGTGGAAGTAGAAAGAAGAAGAGAACAATAGATATTAAATTCTGTGTTGAATGTGATGATAAGGATACTTATGATACTACAGTAGATGCTATAGCAGATGCTTTTGATGTAGATACTCCACAAGCTTTTTACATAGAAGATGAAGAAAAATTTATTTACTGCATTCCAGAGGATGAAGTGGAGTTTGGAGATGTGGTAATTCGTGATAATAAATGTTATGGCGAGGGAAGTGTGTCCTTAGTGGCATACGACCCTTATTTTTATATAGAAGAAGCTAAAATATTTGAAGGTGATAAAAAAATCACTTATACAAATGAGGGCAAAAAGCCATGCCCTTGTATAATTAATGTGAATTTGGAACAAGATGCTTGTTATTTACAAGTAAGTGATAGTAATGGTAATGCTATTCTTCTTGGAACTTATCCAAGCCTTGTAAATAAATCAGTTAACGAAAAAGAAAATCAAATAGATGAAGTATGTGAAACAAAGACTAATTTCTCAAATGGATCTTTTGTAGATGCAAATAGAGTTGTTACTGGTGGAGTAGATGTATGTGCTGTAAATGAAGACGGATGGGCAATAGTAGCAAATGATTACGGCTCAGGAGATAAATGGCATGGACCTTCTATAAGAAGAAATCTTATTCCAGACATAATCGACTTTGAAGTGCAAGGCTACTTTTATTTTGATTCTACAGGAAAATTGAAATATAACGAAAATGCAAGCACAAATACAACAACTACTACTAAATATAAAGTAACAGCTACATCAATAGCTTTAAAAGAGAAAAGACTTTCTAGTAGCAAGACAATAAAAACTATAAAGAAAGGTGTTTATTTAACACCTGTAAAAGTAGATGGAAAAGAAGCAACTAACGGCTGGATAAAAACTACGTATGATAGTAAAACAGGCTGGGCTAAAATATCTAAAGGTTTAAAGAAGATCACTACAAAAACAAGTAATTATTACACAAATCATACAGCATCATTAAGAAGTGGAGCAAGCAAGAAAACAAAGTTATTAGCTACAATACCGAATGGTACAGCGGTTAATTATTTAAATGTCGCAAGTGGGAAATGGAGCAAAGTAACCTATAACGGAAAAACAGGCTACGTTTGGAGTGAATATCTTACAAAAGGCTCGGATACAACGATAGAAACAGATGAAGATATAGTTGTGGCTGAAAATCAATTAGGCTTGTTAGAAATGTATGGATGCGATGTAAATGGTGTAAAATTATTCAAGTTTATGTTATGTGATGACCAAAAGTATTTTGAATCAAACTATCCAGTTGTACAAATAGGAAATAAAACTGTATTAGAAGATAAAGATTTTAAATTGCCAGAAGTAAAATTCACAACAACTACAGAAGGTAGTGGAGATAAGCTTACTATAAAGAAACATTACCTTAATATGGGACAATATGGAGATTGGAACGAATTTAAAGGCCATTTTACTATAAAAAGGGAAGGCACAAAATGGAGTGTTGAAGTTGTTAAATATAATTCCTCTGGTGAAATAGTTAAAACAATTAAGCCAGAAGATATAAGAGATAGCGATTTTCCAACAGGAAACCTAAATCATATAGATGTTTTCTTTGGCCAATATGGAGAAGAAAAAGCAGTTGATACAATGACACTTAATAGAATTATTGTAAATAAACTAAATGATACAACTCAAGAAGATACAAACTTATACATTTTTAAAGCTGGAGATGAAATAAGTATAGATACTTTAAATCAAAAGGTTTATAAAAATGGCGAGCTTTTTATGGATTACATAGATTATGGGAGTTACTTCTTTAATTTGGAGCAAGGCGAAAATGCAATAACAATAAATTCAGATAGCCCAATATCTTCTAGTAGTGTAATATTTAATGAAAGGTTTAATAGATAATGTATAGAGTAAACACAATTTTTGTTTTAAATCGACAAAAAGAAATAATAGATGTTATACCTTCACAGGGAGACAGTTGTTTTTTTGATGATGAATATGAGTTGGACCTAGAAACTTTTATGGACACTTATACATTATCTGTAAAAGATGTAAAAAGGTATTCTGATAAGTTAATCGGACTTAACTATATAATTTTTAGATTTAAAGGCAAAGATAGATTATTTCAAATATTCGAATCTGGAACAACTCACGAGAAAAAGAATGTTATAACTGACATTTACTGTGAAAATACAGGGATAACACTTATAAATGAGCCGACACAACCTCAAGTAATTGTAGGGAATGTGAAACAGTTTTTAGAAGCAGTTCTTATAAATACTGAGTTTGCAGTGGGATACGTTGACAGCGAGCTACTTAATACAGTGCTTACTATTGAAATAGAATCTAAAACAAACGTATTAAAAGCTATTCAAGATAATATAGCTAGTTTCGGTGCTGAACTTGAATTTACAGTTAAAAGGCAAGGAAGTAAGTTAAAACAGATTATAAATGTATATAAGAAAAAAGGGAAAGTAACAAATAAGATTTTTACATATGGTGATAATGCAAATAAAATAGGTCAAACCAAAAAATGGTCCGATTTCTGTACAGCATTAATCCCTTATGGAAAAGATGATATAACTATACATTCAGTAGAATGGATAAAAGAAAAAGGAGATCCAGTCGACAAACCACTCAATCAAGACTTTATAGCTGATGAAGAAGCTTTTAAACTTTATAACAATGATGGTAGACATATATTTGGCTATTTTGAGAGTGATGCCAATAATGCATCTGACTTGTTAAAAGAAGCATATGAGGAATTACAAAAACGTTCTAAACCTCAAGCAACTTATGAAATGAGTGTTTCTTATGATGATGAACTTGATATAGGCGATACTGTATCAATAAGGGATTTTAGCTTTGGAGTAAAGCCATTACTTTTAGAAGCTAGAGTAAATAAATTAAAATTATCTTTTTCTGATGAAACAAAATGTACAGCAGAATTTAGTAATTTTAAAGAAGTTATAAGTAAGATAAAAAATTTATCTAATAAAGACGATTTATTAAAAGAAATAATTGAATTTCTTGGTGGTATTGGAATAGGTGATTTGACTGACGAGGATATTGCTAAAATACGAGAATACTTAGAAAAAATGGGAGTAGAAAAAGAAGAGATAGACAAAATATTTGATGAAATTCAAGATATTATACATCCAAAACCAGACCCTCCCGATGAAGGTGATGGCGACCCTATTTATTTAACTTCTTATAAAAATGGTGTATGGCTTGGAGATGACAGATTTCATCAAGTAAAAACTTCTAAAACTGTATCTACTACCGATAAAACTAATGACAAATATGCAGAAGCATTAGCGTTATATGAGAAATATGACATAGGTAAATATCAAAACAAGGCTAATCTTAACGATTTATCATCTACAGGAAATAAATATAAACTATATCTTATAGTTGAACATTATGCTAGAAAATTTGGCTTAGATACAAATCTAGTGTATGCAGTCATAATGGGAGAATCTAGAGGTGACCCTTATAGTACTACAGGTAGTAATGGTGGTTACGGACTAATGCAATGTGAAAGAAGTACATACTTCAAAGAGTGGGGAAATAAGGCACAAACTATAAAATATTTAGACGGCAGCACTTATAAATTTCTACCTTCTTATAATACTATGAAACCAGGGGCAGGTGGAACTACTACAGTTAATGGAATAACAGTAGATAGAAACATTCTAAATCAAATACGATTTGGGTGCTGGGAACTACGTCAAGCTATTGATTATGCGCACGGAAATATATTTGGTGGATTAGTAGCTAACAATATGGGACAAGGTTCATTGAACTGGATAGTGAGTAAGTATGTGTGCGATAAATACGGATATACATTCGTTGATTCTTATTATTTGAGTTCTCAATCAAATGAAACAAAATTAAAAGTTTACGAGGAATTAGACAGTGGAAAATTTGACTTTGCAGCTTATAGACAAAAATTAAAAGATCAAAAAGGATTAGGAACACCAAATAACGTAGAATTATATCTATGTTGGTATAAAGTTGTAAATGGCCAATTACCTTACTATTTAGATGCTCAAGGAAACAAGCTAGGCTATGGAGTTGGTACATCTACTCCAAAAGCAAAAGGTCAAACAAGTGCATCTGATATAAGACAAATAATAGTTGATACGGCAAAAGCTATAGTACAACAACATACAGATAAGTTGGCAACATATGACCAAAGTTATCGTACTTGGAACTTTAAAAAGCCTAACAAAAGAAAAGGCACTTTTTACGGAATAAAAAATCCTATTTGTTACGATTGCTCTTCTTTAGTGACTTGTTGCTATGGTGAAGCTGGATTAAAAAGTATATTCCATAGTGATTCCTTATGTGCAGCAGGAACACTTGTTGACTATGCTACGAGAAAAAGTGGTTATACAATGTTTAAGATAACTAAAACTACAATAGAGAATATGCTCCCAGGGGACATAATAATGATGTGCAATAAGGAGTGTCCAACTACATTAACTAGAGCAAAAGCTATGGCGTATAAATTTACACACCATACGTTAATTTATTGTGGTAAAGTAGACGGCACACATATGGTTGCACATGCTAGACAATGGGATTATTGGCCAAAGGCAATTCGTTATATGGCTGTTTACTCAGATATATATAAATATGGATTTTGTTTAAGACCTTACGATTTAGTTGAAGCCGATAACAATAATGTAGAGGACACTCCTGTGATTGACAAGACAGATATGAATGAAGTCTACATAAAAGCGGTTAGAAAGGCAAATGCATATGATTTTTATGACGATAATAATAATTTGTTAACTACAGTAGAAGGCTTATACGAAGATGATGAAAAAGTTTATCCAAGTTCAATTCCTTATGCACTTGTACATTTTGGATTAAATGATCTAACAGAAAAAGGTATAAACGGAGTAAAAATATTAGTTAATATATTAAAAAATAAATATAGAAATACACCGATTTTCATACTAAAAGAATTACATACTGGTATAGCATACGAAAATTATGCTACTGTAAATACTTCTATAGATACTTATAACACTCAAATAAAAGAGTTTTGTGATAATGAAGAAAATGTATTTTTATTAGATGTTTCTGATAAATTAGAAACTTATATAAAAGTATTGAACTCCAATTACACTAATGATGGTTATACCTTCAAGGATGATTCCAGTATTGGTGTTTTTTATAATGCAATAAAAGAAAAATTACTGGCTACTCCTATCGGATATAAAAAGAAAGATGATAGTAGTGAGGGAGATACTAGTGGTGGTGACGATGATGATAAGCCTTCAGGAAACGAAGGTAAAACAATAAATGTAGTGTTAAAAGCTACACAAATGACTGATTACGAACTTATAAATGGACTTACATTTAAATTGCCTTCTAAAGTTGCAGAAAATTTTTATGCAAGAATAAAATTTACAACAACAGATGATTTTAAATATTCACAAAGTAAAATTTGTTATATCGAAGGTGATGATTGCAAATCTGGACAATTATTACCCAAATCAAATACTACTTATAAATTAATAATAATGAAAAATGTAAACAGTGACATTGATTATAAATATTATGCTTCAGCTTATAAAGAAGTAGCAGGAACAACAACAACAAAGGAAAAAGATTTTATTGGAGGCAAAAAAGTAGTTGAAATAGCAAAAACATTTTTAAATCATTCAGAACTAGAATATTCTGGTTGGAAATCAACAACAGCTACATCCACTCCTGCATCATTTAAAAATCCATCTGCAAATTTAAGCAGATGGTATGATTCAGAAAGAAAAAAATATCAAATAGACTGTAGTACTTTATCAATGTATACATTTATGGGATTGAAATACGATAAAACTCCTTACAAAAATAATAAAATGACAAAAGTAAAAAGAAATACTGCATATAGTTGGGCAATAACTTTACCGAGACTATCTGCAGATCAAGCAAGATATTGTGTTGAACATGGATGGGTTTTACATGATGCAGACACAACAAACTTCTTAAATTTAAAAGAAGGAGATTTGATATTCTACGATAGAGATAAACTTACAACTACAAGATATATGCAAATTTCACACGTAGCTATATGTGTAGGAGAAGTAAACGGAGTAATGAGTTGTATTGAAAGTACAAAATGTGATAATGGGGTAAGAATAATAGCTCTAACAAAGAATACTCCAGATAAAGTTTTATTTGTAGCTAGACCTAAAAAATCATAGGAGGGATTATTATGAGCAATATAGAAACTATAACTAGAGAACATGATAATTTCTCTTCTAGTTATAGTGAACTTGTAAATTTACTTGAAAAAGTGATAGAGAATAGAGAAATAACACAAGATGATAAGTATGATTTAGAGAAAGCACACGCTGCTTATTCAGAAAATTATAATCAAATAAAAAAAATATTGGAAAATGAAAAGGAAAGTAATTTAAACGATCAACTAGAAGAAGTCGGATATAAAAAATTAGATGCCGATTTAAATAGTGTTATGAATATACTCACTAATAATGGCGAAAAAAATACTTTTTATTTAGGCGAAGATGGAAGAATATTAATTGATATGCAAAGCATACCAATGTTAACCTTATTAGTTCAGAAACTTAGCTTAATAGCAAAAGGACTTGATTCTGATGATGAAGAAAGTAGCATCACTATAGCGCCTGAGTTTATAGAATTATTATCTTCATCTGAAATTCTGTTAAAAGCTAAAAATATCAAGTTAGAAGGTTATGTATCAGCAAATGGCGGATTTTCTATAGATGAAAGCGGAAATATGAGTGCTAATAATGGTAGCTTTAATGGAGAAATTAATGCTAGAGGCAATATGACCGCTGATACACTTACTGTTAGAAAAATTGTAAGTAAAGATATTATTAATTCGCTTGTAAGTGATATAAATGTGACTATAGCAACAGATGGTGATGATGCATCTGCTGTTATTAGTAGTGCGAAATTCTATACTGTGCAAGGCTTTTTAGATGCATTACCCAAAAATCTTAATGGAAATAGCATATATATAACTCTTGATAAGGAATGCAATGAAAACTTGAATTTGAAGGGATTTTCTAATGGTGATATATATCTATACATGAACATGAAAAATTATAACGGCTATATAGCTGGATATAATTGTACATCAAAACTATTCATATATGGAGCTACTACTGTTAATGGTATTCCAGATGGAGTAGATAGTCAAAGACCTTCTGTAATGCCAGCATCTATGGTAGGTAGTAACACATATTATTACGGAATGTATTTCTCGAATTGCAATTTTGTTACACTTAGAAGTATTAATATTTATGGCCAAACAACATCAAATAGTTATTATGCGATAGGAGCAGAACATGGAACAACATTGTTAATGCAAAACTGTAAAATTATAGGTTCTCAAAATGGAGTACAAGCTAGGGGTAGTAAAATTATCATGTATAAGAATTATGGAAAAGTTAACAGCAATGCAGTTAGAGCAATCTATGGAGCTGTGGTATGTATTCAAGATGGTTCTATTCCTAGCGGTCAATTAGTTCACGATAATTCATCACAAATAATACAAGATAGTAACAAAGTTACCGTAGATAGCACTACGACTGAAACTGGAACTAATACTAATACAGGAACTACAACAAGCAAGTCAGTTACATTCACTTCTGACTATGGAGATACATATCGTTATACTTGGAGTGACTGGGCACAAGATAACCTAGTCATTCAAGGTAAATGGACCTCTAATAATGTAGGAGCATGGTTCTTTGAAAATGACTTTGCTAAATTGCAAGGCAAGACTATAACAAAGGTCGTTCTAAAAATAGAACGTACAAGTGGAGGTAGTTCTTCTAATAATGAAGCTAAAATAGTTATGCATAATCATTCAAGTAGGCCAAGTGGTGAGCCTACTTATTTAAGTTGGAGCAAAACTGCTAATCTTACAATGAATGAAACAACATCAGTTGCAATAACAGATAGTGCGGTGTTAACTGCTATACAAAATGGAACAATGAAAGGATTTGGACTTAAACATACTTTTGATAAAGCACATTATATGAAATGTACAGGAGTTATAAAAGCAACAATAACTTATCAAGACTAGAGAGGAAGTGACGATTTGAGTAATATAACTAATTTAAATAGAGATTACTTAATCAAAATAAATGTAAAAGAAGCAACAATAGATGTACCAAAGATGACATTCTGGAATACAGATAAAAAGACTTCAAATATGTTTGTACAACTTGTTATAAATATGAGTGAAAATGAACTAATAAAGAATTATGTAACTATAGAAAATGCAACTGATTATAAAATCGTGCTAAATGTAATAAAGCCTAAAACAAATCAATATAGAACATTTGAAGCCAAGTTATTAAATGAAGAAAAAGCTTTATTTGAAATAGATTTGACTTCTGAATTTACAGATCAAGTTGGAAATTACAACTTTGAATTTGAAGTATCTAGTAAAGTAGATAATAATGATGAAAGTATTACTACTTCAAGCTCAACTTATGAAGTAAAAGGAAGTATATTAACTAACCTAAATAAAGAAATATCATCAAGTCCAGATTTGCCGATACTTAAGCAATTAATAGAGCAAGTAAAATCTTTACAAGGTGGAGATTTAACAGGCTATCAAAAGAAAAGTGATAATTCATTAGAAACAACTAGCAAGGAAATAGTAGGAGCTATCAACGAAGTTAATTCGCAATATAAAGATATTGAGAACGAAAAAAATATACTAACTTCACCAGATGGTGTGAAATGGAAAATAGTAGTTGATAACGATGGAAAACTAACTGCTAAATTATATGATAATGGAGGAAAATTATTACTAACTTTTAGTAATTTAACATATCAAGATAGACAATTAACTTTAGTTTATGTTGTCACAGAAAGAGATAGTACTAATGGATATATACCTAAAAAATGGTTATATACTATGCCAACCGACAATGGGTGGTGTTTTATGTTGTCAACTAATACATATAATAATCCAGTTTATTTATGTGATTGGGATAAATCTAAATGTGAAACTTCATATCAAGACCCACAATATTACACACATTGTCTTACAAAAGAAGGTGATATAATATCTGTATTTAGAAGTTATGCTATTTGTGGTGAAGGGACAAATGTCATAGAAGGAATACGAAAAAATCCTATTATATATCACCATGATGATTATTTGGCAAAATTAATAAATTTTGATATTACATCAGAAGTTAAAATAACAGGTGACGACATAGGATTAACACAATTATCTAATTTTGGTGTTGAAACAACAGGAGAAATAAAATATTATGGAACAAATAATATAAAAACTTTTGTTTTTCCGATAGAATATCTTGATGAAATTACTATTAATGCGATAAATAATAATCGTTTTATAATTTCTTCTTCAGATGTATTAATTTCTAATGATTCAAAAGATAACTATACAGGAACTTTAATTTATAATTCTGCTAATAGCAGAGAATACACTTTTTCTTCAGATAAAAAATATATTTATGCTTATTTGGCTAATGCGTCAAATACAAAAACTCTATCTTTTGATGTTACAATTAAACATTATGAAAAAGAAGATATTACATCAAATTTAATACAAATGTCAAATTATTCGGTTGATAAACCTGGAGAAATAATATATCATGCAACAGGTAATATTTATAGTTATTTACTTCCAGTTAGTTATAATGACACCATAATTATAAATAGTACGAATAATAATCGTTTTAGGATAGTCGGTTTAAACGAAAGTTTTTCTAATGAAAGTACACAGAATTATTCAGGTACTAATATATGCTATGAACTATCTTCAACAAATATAAGTAATTATATATATGAAAATAAAAATGAGAATATAAAATATTTATTTATTTATTTAAGCAATAATGTAGCTCCTACTTTACAAATCCAAAAAAAATCAAATAATTTTACTAATAAAACTTCTAGTTATATTGATAGTGAAATTATTACAAGTAACGAAAAACCTAATGCTTGGCTACAAAATTGTGGGGTTGAAGTATTTGATGATTATATATTATTTGGAGAATATACAAGACCTGCTATAGGATTAAATTGTCATGTATGGAAAGTTACATCACCCTACACTAATTTATCTAATTGGACTAAGGTTAAATCTATGGAAATAAGCAGAATGTATAACGGCGATTTAAAACATATACATACTATAAATTATGATGTTTATGGGAATGTAATTTATATGGCAACAGGTGACCATAATCAAGGAGCGTCAATATACTATTCAAAAAATGCAGGTGTTACATGGACGCAGTTAGGATATGGTGAATTACAATGCAGATTACTCAATATGATATTTACAAAAGATTATATTTATTGGGCATCAGATAGTGGATTAAGTGATAAACATGGCATATTTAGAGTTGGAAGATTAGATAATGGTATAATGGATTTCTCTAGTTTAGAAAAATTATGCGATTACCCTTATGTATCGTCACAACAGGCAACATATTCTACAGTATATCTAAAAGAAAAAAATATGTTATTATTTTTAGATAGATTTGATAATACAGGTAATAGTATGAATATTTACTATTATGATATAACAAATAATAAATTTGATATATTAAAAACTATAACATCAGTAAATAATGCAAATGTTAATTTGGGATTTAGATGTAGTGCTGTAAACTGGTATGCAACAAGTACAAATGAAATTATATGTGGTTTTGGTATAGGTGAAAATCCATGCTATATTGATGTATCTAATAATACATCTAATTATAATTTAAAAAACTTAGTTCTAAAAATTCGATAATGATTAGTTCGCAATTTAAAAATATTGTGCACTAATTTACTAAGTATTTTACCAAGTAAATGTCAAGTAAGATCATAGAACAGTTAACTATATTATATTAAACTTATAGTATAATAACTGTAAAGGGGGTGAAAAAGATGTAAAATGTGAGAATACAAAAAATAAAAACAACTATATAATTAAAAAAACTAAATCTATTTTTAAAAGGACTGTAGCGCTACAGTCCTTTTTTATATAAGAAAGGAATTTTGCATGAATGATGAATGGTTAAAAGACACACTAAAGAGACACGATGAAAGGCTGCAAAGACATTCTGAAAGAATAGACAAACTAGAAAATACACAGTCTGAAATGGCAGTAAAAATAGAAAATCTATGCAATACCATAGACAAATTAGCAAGCAACTTAAATAAACTAACTTATGCAATTATAACAGCATTGGTTAGTTTTTTCTTTTATGCAATACAAAATAATTTATTTAATTAATAGGAGGTAGTTATGTTTGATTTAAATTTATTAGGTAGCTATTTAGTTTTAGTAGTAGTAGGTATTTGTGTATGTGTAGGATATGTTATAAAAACAAGTTTTAGTTTTATAGATAATAAATACATACCTTGCATCATGGCACTTTTAGGATGCGCTTTAAACATATGGATAGCTGGATATGTAAGTCCAGAAGTTATACTTGGTGGATTATTTTCAGGGCTTGCTTCTGTAGGCTTACATCAAGCTTTTAAGAACTTGATAGAAAAATAGATATAAATACTTTATAAGGTGACTGTAAGGTGCTTAGGAAGTGGATAGGAAGGTCGATTTTTTAAGCATCTTTTATTTTCAGAAAGGATTTGATAATATGAGTAAAAAATATTTAGTAGCTATAGATGCAGGACATGGTATGCATACAGAAGGTAAACAATCAGTTCCAATGTCAAAAAATTTATACATAGATGGTGAATTAGTAAGAGCAAAAGGAAAGATCATCAAAGAAAATGAATGGAACAGAGGTGTAAGTGAATATCTAGCTGCTGCACTAAAAAGATGTGGAATAGATACAATGTTTACTGCAGATATGACAGGTAAAACAGATATTGCCTTGTCTACTAGAGCAAGTAAAGCTAATAAAGCTAAAGCAGATATATTAATTTCAAATCATTATAATGCAATAGGAAGCTGTGCTAAATGGCAAACTCGAGTTAAAGGGTTATTAGTATTAAGAACTAAAAATTGTTCTGAAAAATCTATAAAATTAGGAAAATTAGCAGTTAAGCATCTTAAAAAAGACATAGACTATGAATATAGTTATGGTTTAATGCGCGATGTAGATATGAGTGGATTTACATTAGCTATACTTAGACAAACAACAATGCCAGCAATATTAATCGAGTATGGTTTTATGGATTATTGGAATGAAGCAAAACTTATGCTTGATAAAAAACATCAAGAAAAATGTGCTGAAGCAGTTTGTAAGTCAGTATGTGAATATTTCGGAGTAACTTATATAGCAGAAAAGCAAGAAGCTACTAAAACTAAGTATGTTAGAATATTACAAGATATAAACATACATAGCAAACCAGATTTTGATGCTGCTAATGTAATAGGTAAAGTTACTGCTGGTGGAGCTTATACTGTAGTAGAAACTATAAAAAGAACTGGAACAGATATGTATAAATTAAAATCAGGAGTTTATATAACAGCTTCACCAAAATATGTAGAAGTATTTGAAAAATAATTATCGGACGCGACCGATAGCGACCGATAGCGACCGATAGCGACCGATAACATTTAGATAATATGTATAAATATTCCAGATGTAGTCGATACTCTAATAAAGGAGGTGTCGGCCATGAAAAAAATAGCATTGGAAATAACAGGGCGCATTGCATATCTAGGAATTGGAGTAGCAAGTGCTATATTAATAATGATGTAATGGTAGGCTAGGGGAGTATATCTCAGAAGATAATAAATAAATAAGGCTGGAGAAATGAATTCTCTAGCCTTTAATGTGTTATAATAAATGTGGATAAGTTAATTTTACTGACATTTTTACTGACATTTTAATTTGAAATTTTGTTAAAACGTTGGTATTGCTAATACTATAAGTTTAATATAATATAGTTTCTAAAATCTTTCTCCCAACTATTTATTGTTTGTTTAGAAACTTTTAAGTAATCTGCTAATTCTTGCATAGTCATTTTTCTTTCTAATCTTAAATCTCTCAGTATTTCCCCTTGTGTTGGCATGGTTTTTCCTCCTCTAAGTATCATATACATATATTATTAATAATTATACGCAACGTATACCTATACCTTGCAATTATACCATTTTGTTTATTTTTTAGCTATTAAATATACTGCAAAATACAAAAAGAGTACAAAAATATAAAAAAATTTATAAAAAACATATTGACAGGATACTTTTCGAGTACTACAATTAAACTATAAAGAAAAGAGGTGACAACAAAATGATGGTAAAATCTTACAGAAGATTTCATAATATGACACAAAGTGATATGGCTAACGTTTTAGGAATATCTACAATGAGCTATTGTAGAAAAGAAAATGGAGAAAGAGAATTTAAACTATCTGAAGCTAAAACAATCGCTGACCTTTTTGGATGTACAATAGAAGAAATTTTTTTTACAAACAATGTCTACTCTAAGAGTATTAATTTAAGTCAGGTATTGTAAAGTGTGTATACTTAAAGTAAAGCAAAGTAAAGAAAGGAGATTGAAATATGGATTACATAAACAAAATGAATAACTTAGTAGCAAGTATAGATGTAAAAGGTACACAAGAATTTATGGGAAAAGAAATACCAGTAGTTGAAGGTGGTTTCGGAGAAGGCAAAAGATGTTTAACAGATAAGACTATTGCAGAAATACATAACCAACCAATTCCAGAAATAAGAAGAAGAATAAATGACAATGTAAAAAGATTCAAAACAGATATAGATATTATAGACTTAAAAGTCATGGCTGAGAGCCATAACAATTTAGAGCTATTACAACCTCTAGGTTATAGCAAAATGCAAATATCAAAAGCAGAACATATATATTTGTTATCTGAAAGAGGATATGCAAAGCTTATAAAAATAATGGATACTGATTTAGCTTGGGAAATACACGACAAGTTAATAGATGAATATTTTGCTATGAGAAAAGTAATAAACTCTGACGAGCAGCTAAAATCAAATTTACTATTAGAAATTTATAATGGTGGACAAGGTGGAGTATTAGCTAGTAAACAGTTAGTTGAATTAGAAAGAAAACCTCTAATAGAAACAATAGAAAAACAATCAGATGCAATAAACGAATTGAAACCACATGCAGAATATGCAGAAAGAGTTTTAGAAGATAAAAAAACGACATTGACTCCAACACAAATAGCTAAAGATTTTGGAATGGCTGGTCAAGGTTTGAATGCATTATTACATGATCTAGGAGTTCAATATAAGCAAAACGGACAATGGCTTTTATATGCTAAATATCAAGGTAAAGGTTATACAGAATCGTATCAAGCAGATATACCACATGCTAAACCACAGACAAGATGGACTCAAGCTGGTAAAAAGTTTATCCATGACATTTTAAGAGAAAACGGATATAAAACACTTTCAGAAACAAAACAAGAACAACAACATTTTGACTTTAACTAAGGAGGATTTAAACATGGAAGATAATAAAAAATTAGAATTTACTTATTGTGGAGATATAAAAATAGAATTTGCAAATATTAGAGTGATAGAAATAGGAAGTAGCCTTAAATTTACACTAGATGAAAGATTCCCTTGGATAAATGTTTATTTAGGAGATAATTCTGATGAAGGGTTTAGATATTTTGATGAAATTGACATAGAATCATCATTTATAAATGCTGATGAACTCGTAACAATAGTGCTTAATTATTGTGTAGAACATATAAGATTTATAACTGATAAAAAAATGAAAGAAAAGGTACAAAAATATTTTAAAAGACAAGAAAAAGAAAATCAAAAGGTAACTCAAATACTTTCACAGTATACAGATGAACAGTTATTAAACGAAGTTAACAAAAGAGGACTTTTAGGAGGTAATTAGCATGGCAGTATATACAGGAACAGAACACTTCATAAAAAAAGAAGTAGAAGTAGTATCAGACATATTAAGAGCTAGAGGTTTTAGAGAAGAATGGAGCATCATAACTCCATACCAAGCAGAAATAAAAATGTTTCACGTGTTACAAAACAAGTTTGCACTACTTAGAAAACAAGGTAATAACACAGTAGTAGATTATTCGAGATAGGAGGCATCATGTTAGCAAAATACATAGTAGTAAGTATCATATTTAGCTTAGGCTTCGTATTTGGAGCTTGGTGGCACAGCATACATAATTAGGGGGTGAAAGTATGGCAAGTGAATTTGAAAAGATGTTAGTAAGAAACATGGACCAAAGCGAACTACTTCAAACAATATCAGAAAGAATTGACTTAGTTGATATCATTGAAAAATTTCGTTATAGCGAAGACTATGCACCATGTGAATATCTAACAATAGAACAATTACAGGAGTATCTACATTGTGGCCGTAACTATGCTTTACAGGTAGCAAGATATGGACTTAGCACAGGAGAATACACAGTAAATCATATGGGGAGAAAGTATCTAGTAGACAGAATAAGCTATGACAAATATGTCAAAAGAAAACTAGGAAAGTCTTTAAAGGAGGTACTATAAATGACAAATCAAGAGTTCAGAGTAAAAACATTAGGTTTATTCGCTAAAGCAGAATTTATAAATGAAAATATAGATTTTGCTAAAGCTGAAATTAACTTATCTTTACAAACCAGTAAAGGTGAAAACTACTACATCATTTCAATATCAATATACGAATACAACACAAAAGTACACTACATCACATTTACAAGTGCAGCTTACAATGCACTAGATCTATTAAGAGATATATCAGACCTATTAGACAACTATATAGAAGGCATAAGGGAGGTGATATAAATGACTATGACATGTTCACCAAAAGTTTTAAATGAAATATGTGAAACTTACCCAGAAATAACAGTTGCTGAATTTATAGCAATTCTACAAGTAAGAAGATTAACAGAAGAACAAGAAGAAATGACATTAGAAGAAGCAAGAGAATTTGCACAAATAGAAAGAGACAGAATAGATCTAGAATATGACATGACACATCAATAAAAAGAAAAGTACCTCTCTAATGGTGACTAGGGAGGTACAAAAGACATATAATAAGTGTTCATTTATTAACGTTTAATTAATTATAACATGAAAATGGGAGGATTAGGAAGTATGAATTTATATGAACTTACAAGCAACTTTATAGAAGTAGATAGATTAATAAGTGACTATTTAGAAAATAGAGAAGAAGATTTAGCAGAAAATTTAGTAAAAGCTAATAAAATAATAGCTGATGAAATAAAAAATAAATCAAATGGTTTTGTATACGTTTTTAGAAATATAGATAGTCAAATAGAAAGCATAGACAGTGAAATAAAAAGACTTCAAGAGTTAAAAAAACAAAGACAAAACAAAGCTGAAAATCTTAAAAAGATGTTAAAAGACAATATGGAAGCACTTGGAGTTAAAAAGATGGAAACAGATTTAGGCAACTTTACTATAAGAAACAATCCAGGAAGTCTTATTATAGATGATTTAGAAAGTGTACCAGATACATATAAAGAAACTGTTGTAACAGAAACAGTTAAAGTTGATAAAAATGCAATTAAAAAACTTATAAAAGGTGGTACAGATGTAGAAGGATGCCACTTAGAAGTCGGAACAAGTTTAACTATACCAAAAACTAAAAAATAAGGAAGGTGAATAACATGAACTTGCATCAAAAGCTAGTAGAAATAAGAAAAAATATCAAAGGCTTTTCAAAAGACACTAAAGGATATGACTATATATTTGTAAGTGGAACTCAAATTTTAAGAGCTATTAAAGATAAAATGGACGAGCTAGGAGTGTTATTAGTACCAGAGATAGATTATAGTACATTTCATTGGGAAAAACATGAATATGTAACAGTAAAAGGAAAAGAAAAATTAGATTTTATAGTTACTGCAAAAATGACATACACATGGATTAATGCCGAAGAACCAACAGATAAATTGGTAGTTCCTTGGGTTTGTATCGGACAACAAGCAGATGATATCAGCAAGGCTATGGGGACAGCACTAACATACAACGAAAGATACTTTCTATTGAAGTTCTTAGGAATACCAACAGATGAAGATGATGCTGATTCTAAACCACCAACCGAAGCACAAAGAAGTTATAGCAATAATTATAATTCTAAAAAATTATCGGACAAGCAGTTAGCCAGACTTTTCGCATTAGGATATAAAGCAGGATTTAATAATGATAAAGTAAAAGAGCAAATTTTTAAGAAATTTAATGTAGAGCCTAAAAATTTAAATAAACAACAGTACGATACAGTATGTTTAGGATATGAAAATCTTATAGGGAATGGAGAAAATTAATATGATGTTACCTAAAAGAATTTGGAAAGATATAGAAGGTTATGAAGGAATTTATCAGATAAGTAATTTAGGAGAAGTTAAAATTTTAAAAACTAAAAAAATAAAGAAACCTTATTTTAGAAAAAACTGTAAATATGAAATGATAAATTTAAATAAAAACAAAACTCAAAAAAGTTTTTTAGTTCATAGATTAGTAGCAAAGACATTTATACCAAACCCAAATAATTATCCGATAATTAATCATAAGGACGAAAATAAACTTAATAATTGTGTTGAAAATTTAGAATGGTGTACTCAAAAATATAATCTCAATTATGGAACAGTAAAAGGAAGAATATCTGAACATAGAAAGGGACAATTCGCTTATGGTGATAATTATCAAGCTGAAAAAATTTTATGTATAGAAACAGGTATAACTTATAGTTGCATTCAAGAAGCTGCTGATAAGACCAAAATAAATAGAAGTTGTATTTCCGCATGTTGCAGAGGGAAACAAAAAACAGCAGGTGGATTTCATTGGAGTAAATTACAAGCTAAGATTGACAGTAAGCAAACTATATAGAGAAACTAGGGAGGGGAGCAATAAAAAAAGAAAGGAGTTTATTCTCCTTTCTCCGAGTTAACTTTAACATAATCTTTTAAAATTTTAATTATTAGATTTGATAAAGTCCTATCTTCTTTAATTGCTATTTGCTCTAGTTTTTCTCTTAAATCATTTGGCATTCTAAATGTAAATTGTTTAGTTGTCATAACACACCACCTTTATTTTTTATTTACATTTTAACATATTTAAGTAAGATAAAGCAATATCATTATATTATTTTGCAAGACAAGTATTTACAATGTAAGACAAAAATAGTATAATATAACTATAAAGATACGAAATTTGACATTTTATAAAAGGAGGCGAGCAGAATGGATGAAGGTAAAAATGAAATTAGATATCGCAAGAATAACTTTCTGAGTGAAGGTTATGGGATATTACCTAAGTTAGTTATGAGAGATAAGAAATTGCCTATAGAAGCTAAGGCTATATATGCTTATCTAGTTGCATTTGCAGGCAATAAATATACTTGTTACCCAAGTAGGGATTTAATGTGTAAAGAGCTGAATATAGGTAAAAACAGATTTACAAAATATCTAGATCTGCTAAAGGAATCAGGATATATCAAGGTAACCAATACTCAAAACGGAAATTTAAAATCAAAAAATATATATGAAATCATAATGGATGAAAGAGATAGACAAGAAATTCTTCGATGTCTTCAATTTCGAGACACCGAAGCTCGAGACACCGAAATTCGAGACCTCGAAAACAAAGACACTAATAGTAACAGTATAAATAGTAACAGTATAAATAGTAACAGTATAAATACTACTGATACTGTTATTTCTTTAGATGTTATAGATAATATATGGAAATTATATCCTAATAAGAAAGATAAAGCTAAAGCATATAAGTACATTAAAAGAATACTTACAAAAGAAAAGATAAGTGCAGAAGAATTAGAAAGAGCGGTAAAAAGATATGCTAAAGAAAAAGAAAATACAGACAAGCAATATATAAAACATGGAAGCACATTTTTTAATGGAGCTTATATAGATTATTTAGATGAAAACTACCAACCAAGTGAATCAGTTCAACCAACTACAAAAATCGAATCATCATTAGACTTGCTAGACTTGATAAATGGACCTGGGGAATAGGAGGATTTATGAACAATTATTTATACAATTTAGAATATGAAAGAATAGTTCTCGGGATGGTATTGTTAGAACCTAACTTATTTGAAGTAATACAGGATTTATCGGAAGAAACTTTTTATTTCGAATATAACAGAGTTATTTATAAAGCAATGAAGCTACTGGAGAAAGAAAAATCACCGATTGATCTAATAAGTTTAGTAAATAAGATAGAACAAATAGATAATACAGTTGAAATGATGTATATAACGAATTTAAACCAATATGCTACAACAGCAAGTAATATAGAGTTTTATATTGGTGAAATAAAAGAAATGAAACAAAAAAGAGACACGATAGAACTTGCTAAAAGCCTTATAGAAGGGATTCAAACAGGGAGAAATATAAATACTTGCATTAACACTTTTGAAACTGGCACAAAGGTAAATAAAGAAGTAGATGAAGATAATGCATTAAGTTCTATAATAGCAAATATGTTTGACAAGTTAGGGGAAAAGATAGAACGTGTATTAACTGGAATAAAAATAGTGGACAAGCTAACAGAAGGTGGCCTAGCTAAAAAAGAATTACTTACTATAGGAGCTAAAAGTGGAGTTGGTAAAAGCGCTATGAGCTTAAGAATGGCTATTAATATGTTAAAACAGGGCAAAAAAGTCCTAATAGTTAGTAGAGAAATGAGTAAAGAGCAAGTAGCTGAGAGAATTTTACTAAGTTATGCAGGGATAACAAGACAAGAATATCGCAGCGGAGAGTTATCTTCAGGCAAAACCAAGAAAATAATAGAGACTATGGAAAGTTTGAATACAGATAAGTTGAGAATAGACGATAGTATAAGCACGATAGCACAAATTAAAAAGGCACTAAGAATGTATAAGCCAGACGTACTGATAGTAGATTATGTACAACTATTAACTCCAACAGATACAAAAGTCTCTAGAGAACGACAGGTAGCGGAATTGTCGAGGGAATTAAAGAATATAACATTAGATTTCAACATGATAGTAATACAACTAACACAGTTAGCGGATAAAGGTACTGGAAATTATAGACCGCATGGAGAAACTTATTGTAGAGAATCAAGGGCAATATACCAAGATAGTAATCAAGTGGTTTACATACATGAAGTTACAGAAGAGAAGGAATTAGAACAAGCATGGAAAAGAACAGGTTTTAATGAAGGTACTAGACTAGAAGAATTTATCGAAAGCATGAGAGATAAAAAAGAAAAAGGCTATACATTAGTTGAAGTCATTTTGGATAAGAATCGAGATGGAGATAAAGGGTCTAGATATTATCTGTTCTGCGGAAAGGAATTAATGTATTATCCTATAGGAAATAAATAGGGGGTGCGGAGATGGAACTGTATAAAAATTACAACGAAAAAACCATAAAACTTATAAAAGAATTAGGATTTTACGGCAAAACACCAAAGGAAATAGAATTACTAATTGTTTTAGAACTAGAAAAATGCAAGAAAAATAGCACTTATGAGGAAATAAAAACCATTGCAGAAGTTCAAGGACGTTTATTGGAACATATAAAAACTATAAAGTAACTACAGGGGCTTGTTAGTCCCTCGGAAGGGAGATAATCAAATGGCACCAAGACTATCAGATATAGAAAAGAGAAAGATAAAAAGGTTACATAGCGAAGGTTATTCAATACTTGCTATCTCAAATGAACTAGATAGAAGTGATTGGACTATAAGAAAATACATAAAGGATACAAAACTTACTAAGGAGCCAAAAACAGTAGATTTAACAGGAGAAAGATATGGAAAATTAGTTGTATTAGAACTAGATCATATAGAAAGAAGTACTAGATACTGGAAATGTAGCTGCCAATGCGGTGGGACAGCAGTAGTAAGAGAAGGTAATCTGCGACACGGAATAACAAAAAGTTGTGGATGCCTAAAGAAAGAAACAAAAAAACATGACGAGGTGACAGTTCAAAAAATAAAACCAAGACATAATAACGGTGGTGTATTCTTCTTACAAGCTGGAGAAATAAAGTTAAAAGGCAATTACGAAAGCGAGAAAAAATGCAGCAAAGTAAAAGAATACAAACTAAGTCCTGAAGAACTAGCTGCCTACTTAAAAGAACTAGAAACAAAAAAAGTAAAGAAAAGGGGTGAATAGTAATGGAAAAAAATATAATCGAAGTGAAAAATATAAAAACTGGAGAAGTATTAGAATTTACAGGCCAAAATGCAGTAGCGAAGTATCTTACAGGTGTATATGGCAAGAAAATATACGCTGGAGCTGTAGCATCAGCTATAAGACAAGAAAAACCTTATAAAAATACATGGGAAATAAATTTCATTAAAAACGCTAATAAAAAAATATGTGAGTATTGTGGCAAAGAATATACAAGTAATAGAGCAAATCAAAGATTTTGTAGTAATACTTGTAGAGAAGAATATCGCGCAGAAGAAAAAAGAGGACCAGCGATAAACAGTGAGGCGAAAATAACAAAAGACAAAGAAATATTAGTACATAAATTAGTAACAATGTTAGAGCCATACAGAACAGCAAAATAGGAGGGAATATGGATAGATATCAGCTAAATAAAAATGGAGAAGGATATACAGATCTAACAGCTTGTAAAGGAATTAAAAGAGCAGATAAAGATTTAGAAACTAAAGCAACAAAAGAAATATGGAAGGATATAAAAGGATATGAAGGATTATATCAGGTAAGTAACTTAGGAAGAGTTAAAAGTTTAAGAGATAAAAACAAAAAGTACAGAGAAAAAATATTAAAGCAGTATAAAGATAATTGTGGATATTATTATATTACATTAAGTGCAAATTCTAATATCAAAAAACATAAAGTACATCGCTTAGTAGCTCAGGCATTTATACTTAATCCAGAAAACAAACCGCAAGTAAATCACATAGATGGTAATAAACAAAATAATACAGTATCAAACTTAGAATGGTGCACTCAAGAAGAAAATATGAAGCACGCATACAGAACAGGATTACAAAAAGCTAAAAAAGGTAAAGATAATAGTTTGTCTAGAAAAGTTATATGTATAGATACTGGTAAAAAATATGGGTCTACTAGAGAAGCAGAAAGATTAACAGGAATTTGTCAATCAGATATTTCTAAATGTTGCAGAGGGAAAAAGAAGTCAGCTGGGAAACACCCAGTAACAGGTGAAAAATTAAAATGGGGATATGTGGAGGATTAAACATGAAAGGTGAAGATTTAGAACAAGCAACTCTAATTCAATGGTGTAACTTACAATCTTGTAAATATTCAGAACTAAAAATGATATTTGCTATTCCTAATGGGGGATATAGAAATAAAGGAGAAGCTAGAAAACTAAAAGCTACAGGGACAAAATCAGGAGTACCAGATTTATTTTTACCAGTTCCTAGAAGTCAAAAATACGGTCTATTCATCGAAATGAAGGTTGGGCGTAACAAATGTACCGACAATCAAAAGAAATGGATTAGAAACCTATTAGAGCAAGGTTATGAGGTTAAAGTGTGCTACTCGTGTGAAGAAGCAATACAGGTAATAAAAAAATATCTAAATATATAGGGGCTTAGGACATCAGGAATAGTGGGCTGAATTAAATTAAAATAAAATACAAATTAAGGAGTAAAAACATGAAAATAACAAAAAACATGAAAATAACAAAAGAAATACTAGATAAAAAAATAAAAGATTACGAAATAGAAGCAAATCATGATTTAACTTTTAGAGAATGGATTGAAATGCTAGAGGATGAATTTCAAATAGAACACAGAGATTTAGACAACATGGCAGATGATGAACTAGACAATTATGATACATTTTTATTTGAACTAAGCTTGAAATAGGGGGAAATAAAATGAATAATATAAAGAATGTTGAGTATATACCGAAACACACTAATTGCACTAATTGTGGCAAATGTTGTGGTCCAGTTTTAATGGGAGAAAGAGAATATAAAACTATCAAGGATTATTGCATAAAGAATAATATAAAACCATTTTTTCGTTTAGATAACACTTGTTATTTTAGAGATGAAGAAAATAAAAAATGTTTGATATACAAAGTTAGACCAGTTATTTGCAAGTTATTCGGAGTTGCAAAAGGAATGAAATGTGTAAATGGTAATACTTGCGAAATAGATGGATATAAATACATACCAAAATCAAGCAAGATATTTTCAATGTTTAGATTAGCAAAAGAATTGGAAGATAAACAAGGTGAATAAAATGATTGGATTAATAGATGTAGATAGTAAAATTCCTAATCTTGCACTTATGAAACTTTCAACTTATTACAAGTCAATCGGAGAAACAGTCGAATTTGTGCAAGAAGGAAAAGAATATGAAAAAATATTTGCTAGTTCAATCTTTACTAGAAGTAAATCGGTTTGTGAAGATCTAGTAAAGAAATACGAAGATAAAATAGAAATCGGTGGAACAGGCTGGGATATAAAAAAGACTTTGCCTGATGAAATTGAAAAACTTAGACCTGATTATGAGCTATATAGCATAGAAGAAATAGCTAGTAGAATGAAAGGTATTGGAACAAAGGAACACAAAAGAAAAAAAGCCAAAGAAATTGTAGAGGCTGGTATGGGATATACATCTAGAGGTTGTGTAAGAAATTGTGGATTTTGCTTTGTACCAGAAAAAGAAGGTGAGTTTCATGATGTAGCTGAAATAAGTGATTTACTTAATCCTAAAAGTAATGTATTAATTTTACATGATAATAATCTTACTGCTGATCCGTATTGTATAGACAAGCTAAAAGAAATAAAAGAACGTAAACTTGTAGTCGATATAAATCAAGGGTGCGATGTAAGGCTTATGACAGATGAAAAGGCTTACTGGTTAGGACAAGTAAAACATTTAAGAAGTTTACACTATGCTTGGGATTTGATGGGACACGAAAGAAAGGTCTTAGAAGGTATTGAAACACTTAGCAAGTATGTAAAGAAATATAAACATATGTGCTTTATGTTAGTTGGTTATAACACTACTTTTGAAGAAGATATGTACAGATTTAAAACATTAACTTCCTTAAAGGTAGACCCATTTGTAATGATTTATAATCAAATACCTGATTTAAGACTTAAACATTTTGCTAGATGGGTTAATAGTAGAATTTATAAGAAATGCACAAATTTTGAAGAATACGGACCTTGGGTAAAGGCTCAAGTGAAATATAATCAACTGACATTTTTTTAGGAGGTGATTGATTGATATTAGCAAGATACAAAGAATTAGTCGAACTGGCTAAGAAATACATAGAAAAGGGATATAGCACATTGGAAGCAATTAAATTAGCTGAAAAGGAATTGGAGGAAGATTAATGGAAGAAGTAAAACAAGCATTACTAACAATAAAAAAAGAATGCAGTAGCAATGAAGATTGCAACAAAT